ACCGCTCTCACCCACGATCGACTTTTTTGGAAAGCTTGCGAAATGAAACATTGTGTGCTAGAGAAGGTCCACTCAGATGGCCAATGAGGACAAACCATTGCCGGACATCGATCCGAACGCGGCGTTGACAGAGCTCGCCGCGGGTATGACCCAGCTTCACGAGTTGTATCAGTCAGCAGTGGATGCCGGATTCAGCGAACATCAGGCCATGTCGATGATTCTGGAGATGATCCGCCCCGCCACCGAGAAGTGACATGGGCACTCGATGGAATCCAGGTGCTCGGCTGTGTTATTGCTGCAACAGGAGAGAGTCGAACATCGATCATCCGCGGGTCGGGCGTGAGGGCAGGGTGATCGCGGAGAGGATCCGCCGCCTCATGACCTGGATCCCGCGTCCGGAACCCACATCCGAGCACTCGTCCGGGTGACCATCCCCGGGTGGCGCGGCAATGGTCGATCCCCCGTGCGGTATGACAGGTGTCGTGTCTGATGATCTGGTGTACGACGTGGATTGGGCGGTCGGTGTGGCGTTCTACCAGCCGCGAGAGGGGCTGGTGGTCGATGGGATCGCCTATAGCCGGTGGACTATGGGGACGACGATCCGGCCGATGATAGAGATCCTCCCTGACGCACCCGGTGACGGAGTGGCATGGTGTACGGGCTGTGCCGACTGCGGCGGACATCCGTTGCCTTAGGAGGTCTTGCCATGGGAGATGGATCCCATCCGCTGGATGATCCTCATGTGGTCATCGCTATGACTGCCAGGGAGGCCGACGCGGCGAGGCGGCGTCTGCAAGATCTACTGCGGAGGAACTGCCCGGGGCCGCACCGGTATGTGCAGCACCGGGACCATAAGCCGCCGTGGTGTCGTGTCTGCCGGTACCGGGTTGACGGGGTCCCGGTCGATGCCGCCTAGGTGGTGCCGCGGGAGTGGTTGGCGCGGCGTTGTGCTTCGCTGCGGGACACTGTCGCCACCTTGGTGTAGCCGTCGTCGGCGGGTGGTGCGAGTGGCGTCTCGGTGATGATCCGCATGATGGTGTTCGCGGTGCTGCGGAGGATATGCAGGTCGTCGTACAGGTCCGGTGAGCTGCCGTTGATGGCGTCTTCCAGGTGTGCTGCTGCGGCCTGGAGTGCGTCGGCTTTCTCGTGGTCGCCGGCCGCGCGCAGGTTGTCGGCGGCAACAGCCAGGGCCTCTTCGAGTCGGTTCATGTCAGGGTCTCCTGTCGTGGGGTGTGTCGGTCTCACGATAGGTGCCTGTGCCGGGGCGGGGATGGCGGATGATGAGGGGTGGGGGAGTTGCCGCGGTGATGCTGAACGGCCCCGGTCGCTGGGTGCGCGCGCCGGGGCCGTTCAGTTTCTGCAGAGATCGGTTAGTGGTGGGTGGTGTCGTCGGGTGACTGGTAGGCCATCTCTTCAATGATCATCATGATGATGGCGGCATTGTCGCGGAGGTCCGTCAGCCGGTCGTACAGCATGACCGATGGTGCCCGGATGGCGTCTTGCAGGTAGGCCGCGGATGCTTGCACCGCATCCGCTTTGCCGTGTTCGCCGCCAGCGCGGAGCGTGTCTACTACCGCTGCGAGCTGCTGGCCGATGATGTCGTCGTCGGTGGGTGGGGTGCCGGGTGTCTGGATCATGTGTTCATGCTCCGTCGCTTGCCTTGGAATGTCACCACGACACCCCGGTCGGTGAGCTGCGAGCGTACGGATACGCCGAGCTGGACGAGGGCGGCAGCGCGGCGTACCGCGGCCACGAGGGTGGCGGTGACTTTGGCCGGGTCGCTGCCGTCGGGGACGGTGACGGCCGGCAGTTCGAAAACCATTCTTTCGCGGTAGGACCGCTCAACCAGGGCGCTGAGCGCCGCTGTCCCGCCCGGCCTACGGGTCGGTTTCGGTAGTTCCTTGACGACTGCGGCGCGGCTGGCGAGTAGCGCGAGATTGAGCGCCGGGGCTTTCGGCGGGACGGGTGGCGTGCTGGTCATGCGGGTTACTCCCTGGCTGGGTGGCTGGAAGCCCTCATTGTTGATCAACATTCCGGTAACCCGCACCGGTCCGAACGGGCACACCGGCACAGCCGTCCGGGAGGGGTGCCGTCCATGGGTGACCGATACGACGGACGCCCACCTAGGCGACACGACCGGACCGGGCCGCGGAACCGTCACCACTGACACACATCGAACACACACAGCACACCGGGAGAAGTCATGGGGAAACGCGGCATCACACCGAAACCAACGGCCTTGCGGCTACTGCACGGCGATCGACCTGGCCGGATCAACCACGACGAGCCGATGCCGTCATCCGGCCCGCCGGTCTGCCCGGATGACGCGTCCGATGACGTACGGCAGGTGTGGGACTACACCCTGTCGCAGTTGATCGTCATGGGCATTGCCACACCCGCCGACCGGGACGCACTGCGCTGCTACTGCGAAGCGGTGGTCACACATCGCCGTGCATCGGCGCTACTCGCCGCCGGGTCGCTGCTGGTGCCCGGCGCCCTGAATACGACGATCACCAATCCCGCATTCCGGATCCAGCGCGACGCTGCGGCGCAAGTGAAACAATTCGCGTCGGAGTTCGGCTTCACTCCGTCCGCGCGCAGTGAGATACACAAGGGCCAGGCGAGTCATGCCGCACCGACAACGCGATACCTCAACGCCTAGCGTCCCAGTCTGCGGCTACACATTCGACGACATCCGGTGCGATGAGCGGGGCGAACACTGGTGTCTACCGCGGGTGGTGAAGGTCACCGGTTTCTTTCGCGAGGTCCTGCTGCACACGAAAGGGATCTACGCCCGGAAGCCGTTTGAACTGGCGGACTGGCAGGTCGATGACATCATCGGCCCCGCGTTCGGAACGGTGCGATGGGATGGCGAGCATCAGACGTATGTGCGCCGCTACCGCATCCTGTTCATCGAACTCGGACGCAAGAACGGGAAGTCGGAACTCCTGGCAGGTATAGGTCTCTATCTGTGCGTCGGGGATGACGAGGCTGGCGCGGAGATCTATTCCTGCGCCCTGGACCGTGACCAAGCGCGCAAGGTTTTCGACGTCGCGGAACGCATGGTCAAACTCTCTCCGGTGCTGTCCAGCCGGCTGAAGATCTACGCACAGGCAAAGCGCATTGTCGACGAAAAAATGGGTTCCTGGTTTGAGATAGTCGCGGCAGACGCTGCCGGAAACCTGGGCCATAACCCGCACGGCATTGTCGTCGATGAATTGATTACGCAGAAGGATGGCGCGTTGTGGACGGCGATGCGCACCGCCATGGGCACCCGGTTGCAGCCGCTCATGATCGCTGCCACTACCGCTGGCGCCGATGAGCGGAGCTTCGCCGCCGCCGAGCACAAAGAAATGCTGAAGGTCGCAGAGGATCCAGACCGGGCCCCGCACATCCTCACGTACATCCGGACTACCCCGCGTGACGCCGACCCCTGGGATGAGAGGAACTGGTATCACGCCAACCCCGCGTTGGGTAGCTTCCTGTCGATTCAGGCGCTGCGCGACGAGGCACTGGAGGCGCGGAATGATCCGGCGAAAGAGAATGCCTTCCGGCAGTTCCGGTTGAACCAGTGGGTCTCCCAGTCGCACCGGTGGATGCCGATGCATGTGTGGCACGCGTCGACCGGGAATCTGTGGCTCAACCCCGTCGACGGCCGACGCGAGCTCGCCGGCCGCACCGCCTACGGAGGCCTCGACCTGGCCGCGAAGTTCGACCTCACCGCGTGGTGCCTGCTGGTGCCCACCGGCCCCGGCGATGACGATCCGGTCGATGTGCTGTGGCGATTCTGGCTACCGGAATCGGGTCTGGAGAAGCTCGACAAATACCATGACGGCGCGTTCTCCCGGTGGGCTGCACAGCAATGGCTCACGGTGACGGAGGGCAGCGTTATCGACTATGACCGGGTGGCGGCCGACATCGCTATCGATGGTAGTCAATTCCGGGTTGCTGCGTTCGACGCTGACGAATGGTCGATGTGGCCGATCATCAACCGGGTCGCGGCAGCATGTGGACTCGACGGACTCGACGGCGCAGTAACCGCCTATCGCAACACCTACGATCGGATGTCGCCGGGCATGGACTCCGTCATGGCAATGGTCCGCGCAAAACGATTTCACCATCACGGCAACCCGGTGGCGAAATTCTGTTTCGACTCATGCGAGGTCCGCCGGGCACCGTATGACGCCAATCTGTGCCGGCCCGACAAACCCGAACGCGGCGAGTCCCGGTCCCGGATCGACGCGGTTCCTACCGCGGTGATGGCAGCGAACGCCTGGCGCGCCGCGACCGACACCGACCTTCTCGGCTCCGCCTACGAGAACCATTCACTGATCGTCATCTGAAAGGCGGGGCTGCTGTGGGGTGGCGACGCTGGCCTATCTGTAAACGCGTGCTGGTGAACCTCGACGACGGTCGCGCCTTCAATGGCATCCTCTTCAGCCGTCGCGGGCCGCTGCTGACGCTGCGAGACGCCCAGCTGATCGAGCCGGGTAGTGAGCCGCTCGCCGTCGACGGCGAAGTGATCGTGGAACGGTCCCGGGTGTCGTTCATCCAAGTGCAGCTATAGCAGGAGGCGGGTGGGGTCATGGCGTTTGTGGTCACGTCCGGGCAGATCACCGCCATCAATCGTGCCGACACCGGTGGGGGCCCCTGGTGGGGCTGGAATCCGGCCACGTCGGTGATGCTGCGGCCGGATCTGTCGATGACGTATCAGCAGATCTGGCGGGCTCAACCACAGCTGCGGACCGTCGTGGGGTTCCTGGCGAGGAATGTGGCACAGCTCGGCATCGACGTCTACCAGCGGGTGTCGGACACCGACCGCACCAAACTCAAGGATCACCCGGTGGCGCGGATGCTGAACCGCCCGATGCCGGAAACCAAGCTGACGAAATACCGGCTGCTGAGCGGCATCATGCACGACCTGTGTATTTACGACGATGCCTATCTGTTGAAGCAGAAACTGACCGGCGGTGAGATTGGGCTGGCGCCGATCAGCCCGGCCTACGTCCATCCGCTCGGGTCGTCGTGGGCCGACGCGGACCGGTACCGGATCCGCGGCGAGCTCGGCGAAATCACCATCGACGCCGACGACATCGTTCATATCCACGGCTACAGCGACGACATGCGCCAGGGCGCCAGCCCGATCGAGACGCTGCGGCAGATCCTCGCCGAAGAGCACGCCGCCACCCTGTACCGGGAACAGCTGTGGCGCAATGGCGCCCGGGTCGCTGGTTATCTGCGCAGGCCGAAGGATTCGCCGCGTTGGTCCGACCCGGCCCGGGAGCGGTTCGCCGCTTCGTGGCAGGCCCAATACACCGGCGACGGACCGCAGTCCGGCGGGACACCGATCCTTGAGGACGGCATGGAATTTACCGCATCTGGCGTATCTCCGAAGGACGCGCAGTATGTCGAGTCGCGCCGCCTCACCAGGGAAGAAGTAGCCGTCGCCTTTCATGTATCACCATCGATGGTAGGGATGACCGAAGGCACCAACTTCTCATCGATGCAAGAACTCCACAAGATGCTGTATCAAGACACCCTGGCGCCGTATCTCCAGCAGATCGCCCAGGACCTGGAAAACCAAGTCCTCAACGACATCGACGCCACCAGCCGCGACGGGTCCGTATACATCGAATTCAATTTGTCGGAGAAGCTGCAAGGCAGTTTCGCCGAACAGACCTCGGCACTGCAATCTGCTGTCGGCGCGCCGTGGATGCTGCGGAACGAGGCACGAGCCAAGTTGAATTTGTCCGCCATCGACGGCGCCGATGAACTGGTGGTGCCGCTGAACGTCATCACGGGGGGTCTGGCCGCGCCGAATGACACGGCACCGGACAACCCCAGCCACGAGGGCAACCCCAAAGCGAACGGCAGAGCACATCATCCGCCCATCCGGATCGGCCATGAGGGGGCATTGTGAAAGTGAAAAGCGCACCGGCCCACCTGAGAGCTGACGGTGCGGATGTCGGTGCGGCCGGCGAATTCGAGGCCATCGTATCGGTGTTCGGCAATGTCGACAGCTGGGGTGACGTCGTCCGGCATGGCGCGTTCAGCGAATCCATCGCCGCGTGGAAAGCGTCACCGAACACGCTGCCCGTGCTGTGGTCACATCGGATGGACGACCCGACGTACAACATCGGCGAAGTCCTCGACATCCGGGAAATCGGGCCGGGCAGCAGCGACCTGCCGGATTGGGTTGATCCGGCGGTCCGCAAGGGTGGCGGGTTGTGGGTGCATGGTCGGCTCGACACCGGCGACGACGCATCTCCGGTCGCGCGGCAGGCGTTGCGGCTGATGAAAGCCCGCCGGGTCACGCAATTCTCCTACGCCTATGACGAGTTGGATTCGGGGTGGGGGAAAGTCGACGGGAAGGAAGTGTGGGAGCTGCGCAAGCTCAAGCTGTATGAGGTCAGCCCCACCCAGATCGGCGCCAACGAACTGACCGAGCTGCTGGCGGCGAAAGCAATGCGGCTGAAAGCAGACGAGACGCTGGGGCAGGAGAACACCGACCGGATCCGGCAGGCGTCGGATTTGCTGAGTGAGGTGCTGGCGTCCCTGGCCGCCGACGAATCCGACGAGGCCGAGGAATCCGATGAGTCCGGCGCCAGTAGTGGCGGGAAATCCGATCACCCGTTCAGAAGTGCGGTGCGGCGAGCGATCGCTTTACGGCAGATCAGTGACTAACCAAAGGGGGAGGGGACGGCTATGAGGCGTAGCACGCGGGAAGCCATCCTGATCGAGATCAAGGCCGCGGAGGCGATCGCCGAAGTAGCCGAGAGGGAAGACCGGGACTTGACCGGTGAGGAGCGCGGCAAGGTCACGGAGCATCTGACCAAGGCCGATGTCTTGCAGAAACAGGCCGAAGAGGCTGGCGCTGCTTTGAAGATGTTGGCCGACCTGGGTCACGGTGTGGAGACTCCGCCCGACGATGACCGGCAGCGGGATACGCCATCGCTGTTTCGGCCCGGTGCGAAGAATATGACAGTCGGGCAGGCCTACGTCGACAGCCACGAATATAAGGCGATGTTGGCGCAAGCGCCGGACGGCCGTTTCGGGGAGAAGTCCCGGATCAGTTCAGCGCCGTTCGGGGTTAAGACATTGATCACCGGCCTGTCGGACAGTTCTGCCGGGGCGCTGGTGGCGCCGCAACCGTACGGCCTGGTCAACGCGGCGGATCCGTTTATGGCGCGGCCTCTGACGATCCGGCAATTGTTCTCGGCGGGTGCGACGACGAGTGACAGCATTGAATACGTGCGGGTGTTGTCGTCGACGAACAATGCCGCGCCGGTGCCGGAGGCCATTTCGACGCTGCCTGTCGGTTCGGGTACCGGTGGAACGGCGACGGTGGTGGACGCCGGTGTCAAGCCGGAAAGCGGGATGGTCTTCGAGAAGGCATCGACGACGGTCAAAACGATTGCGCATTGGATCCCTGCTACGAAACGGTCCCTGTCCGATGCAGCACAGGTCCGGACATTGATCGACACCTTCCTCCGATATGGACTGGAGGAGGAATTCGAAGACCAGCTGATCACCGGTAGCGGAACCGGGGAGAATTTCCTGGGTCTGAATCTAACGAGCGGTGTACAGACTCAGGTTGCGCCGGTCACCAATGAGGATGTGTTCACGGTGACTCGGCGTGCGCGCCGTAAGGTTCGGGTTGGTGGGCGCGCTATCCCCACCGCCTTTGTATTCAATCCCATCGATTGGGAGAACATCGAGCTGACCCGGGACACCAACAAACAGTTCTACGGTGGGGGCCCGTTCGCACAGGCACCGAACACGCTGTGGGGTCTGCCAGTCGTCGAATCCGAAGCCGTTGCGGCCGGTACCGGATGGGTCGCCGACTGGCGGATGGGCATCATCTGGGACCGCGAACAGGCATCGATACAGGCCAGTGACTCGCACCAGGATTACTTCATCAGAAATTTGGTGGCTATCCTCGCCGAGCAACGGGCCGGATTCGGCGTACTCCGTCCGGCCGCATTCTGCAAGATAGCGCTTGTGTGAATGGTGCGGTACACCCATGCCGGGGAGCGTCCTGTGCGGTGTCAACGGGGCAGGGCGCTCCCCTCCCCTCAACGGAAAGGCGCAGAGCAATGCCAGAGCTAGGCGAATACGAGATCACCGAAAAGAACGGCATGGTCACTACCGTGCAGCTCACCGAGGAAGACGCCAAGAAGGTGCCGCACGCCAAGCGCATCGGCACCGTCCATGTGGAAGAAACCAGCGACGACGAACCCACCACCACCACGACGACCACGGGGACGACCACCGGTGAACACGAGCATGAGCCCGTTTCCAATCGGGCCCGCAAATCCGGATAAGCGCCTCCCATGACTGACCACGTCACCATCAATCCGATGTCCGGCGGCGAACTCATCGCCGCCGATGACGTCGACGGCGTCAAAGTGCAGCGCGTCAAAATCGGCTACGGGCCGGATGGTGTCCTCACCGACGTGCAGGAATGGGCGCCGTTGCCTACCACCCTGGTCAGCGGCGCTACCGCCGGCAGTGACCGCGCCACCGTCACCACCCCCGGCACCCCGGTCCCACTCCCCAGTCATCCGGGCATCCTCGGCGTGACCATCCGGGCGCTTCTCGACAACCAAGATCTCGTCTATATCGGCGGGCCCACCCCCGGGACCGGGTTTGAGCTGGCTGCCGGGGATGCGGTCAGCGTCGATGTCACCGACCCCGCCGCGGTGTACCTGGACGCGACGACCGCCGGGGACGGTGTCTGCCTGCTGTGGATAGGAGTGGCCACGTGAGGACGTCATTCGCCAGTGGTGTCCGGCAGGGCGCCCAGGGCCCCCCGGGCGCGTCTGCATCCGCGTACCCCTACCTGCTGAGTACGGCAGCGACACCGCCAGCACCCGACGGCAAAGCGCTCTCTAACACCGATACCCCGTCGACGGCGACCCGGTTGTATCTCGCCTACCAGGATGCTGACGGGGATGTGATCGCCCCGCTGCTGCGGAGCATCACCACCGGCGACATCCTCACCGTGCATGACAAGACCGATGCGAGTGCCTACGCGCAGTTCAGGGTCACCGCGGATGCCCTCGATTATCCGGCAGATGAATATGTTGAGGTGCCGGTAGCGCATATAGAGAGCACCGTGATTGGCAAACACAATCAGCGGATTACGATCTTCCACACGATGCATGGTTCTGCCGGCCCGCAAGGACCTCCCGGCCCGCCGGGGGAGAAAGGCGACCCGGCACCACCCGTCAGTTCCCTGCTACTCAAATCGCCATACGTCTATTGGCGGCCGGGCTACTACTACGATCCGCGGCTAGTCGGCACCAACGCCATGTCAGCGGCAGGTGCGACAGCCGCGCGTTTGACGCTCATACCGATGGTCATTCCCCAGAATCTCACCATCGACCGGATCGCCATCTACGTCAGCACCGCCTCAGCGACGGCAGGCACCTTTACCCGACTCGGACTGTACGCATCAGACTCAACGGGGCAACCCGGCGCGCTTCTCATCGATGCGGGCACCGTCCCTAACGACTCTGTCGGCGTCAAAGAAATCGCCGTGTCGCTACCTCTGACAGCCGGGCTGTACTGGCCTGCCACGTGGAACAAAGAAGGCGGTTCATTCAGCTGTGCCTGTGTTCCTCAAGCTGTCCAGCTGGTTGTCTCGGGAGCCTCGGCGCCGAACAGCGGCACGCAGCCACCGGGCTGCTACACCCTGACGCAGGTCGGGTTGACAGCGTTACCACCGACCGGCGCCGGGTTAGCCGGAGGATCCGGGACTCCGCCTGCTGTCTGGCTGAGAGTGGCGCCGTAACACCGGAAAGGGGGCGGGGCCATGCTGCTGCTGTTGTTGGTGTCCAGCACGCGGCCGACCTCGACCATCACCCGGCCCAGCATGGGCCTCGTGCAGCGGCCCGCCGCACCCGGAACCGCCACCGTCACCCGCCCCGGCGCCGGAACCCTGGTACAACGCCCCGACGCTGCGACAGTGGAGGCGACCCCATGGACCCGTTGATCACCGTCGACGAACTGGCCGGGTATCTGCAACGCGACCTGGACCGCTATTCCGCCACCCTGGCGGTCCAGGGCGCCTCCGGCCTCATCCGCGCCATCTGCGGATGGGGACTCAGCCGCACGACCGAGACCCTGACCATGGACTGCAATGGCGGGGTCGTGCTGAAGCTGCCGACCATGCATCTCAACGCGGTCAACACCGTGACCTGTGACGGTGTGCTGCTGGGCCCGATCGACTACTCGTGGAGCGTCAGCGGCCTCCTGGTCGCCCGCACGTGCTGGCCGCACATCCGGTGCCGGATCGCCGCCGACGTCGACCACGGCTATGACCCGATTCCCGATGAGATCCGCATCGTCGCCTGTTCCGCTGCCGGCCGCCTGTACAACAACCCGGAAGGCCTGAAATTCAAGGCAGCCGGGGGCGGATCCCGCAGCTACCACGACGCGTTGTCCGAGCTCGAACAGCGTCTGATCTCCGCCTACCAGCTGGTCTGACTCGGGGGTGAATGTCGGTGGGCACGATCAAGGGCTTGCGGGACACGCTGATTGCTGACCTGGCTGTCGTCGGGGTACCGGTGATGGACGACTGGCAGGTCCGGGCGGAACCCCCGTGCATCCTGGTGGGCCCGCCGCGGGCCGGCCCGTACGTGACCGCCGGTATCGCGTTCGGTAGCTATCTACTCAGCACCACCGTGACGGTGTTGGTCGAGATGGGGCCGGATGCCCGCGACCGGCTCGAAACCCTGCTGGAAGAGGTGCTCCGCAATTCCGCTGATTGGGCGCTGGCGGATGCCGACGCTCCGGGCGCGCAGTCGGTGGAAGACAGCACCGTCGAATTCCTGTCATCCGTCGTCCATCTGGAGAAGAGTTTCCACCTGTAAGAGAGGACTTGACATCATGGCCGCCATCGGTACACGCAAAATGAAGATCCAGATGGGCACCCCCCCGGTGGAATACAACGCCGACCTGTCCCGGGCGGAAGTCACCTCCGGAGAAACCGACTCGGATTTCGTGAGCTTTGCAAGTGCTGCGGCCGGTGGCGGGCGGGACTACGCCTTAGAGTTCACGGCCGTGCAGGACGCCGCTAGCGCCAGCCTGTGGGATGAAGTGTGGACCAATGCCGGTAACGAACTCGACGTCACCATGTGCCCGTACGGCAATGATGTTCCCACCGTTGCAGAACCCCATTTTGCTATGACTGCGATCATCAGCGAGCCCGACGGCACCATCCTCGGTGGTGAGGCCGACGCCAGCTCGACAGCGAAATTTACTTTCGAATGCACATGGGCGCTGACGGCTAAGCCGACACGCGTCACCACCGGCGCCTGACAGGGCCTCTGCTATGACGATCAAAGTCACCGGACTGGCGCAGCTCACCCGTGACCTGAAAAACCTGGGTATCGACATGGAAGATTTGAAAACGGCTATGGCGAAAATCGCCGACCTGGGCGCCCAAGCTGCCGCCGGCCACGCCCCGAAACGGTCCGGTGCCCTGGCCGGGTCCATCCGCGGGAACCGCGCCAAAAACAAAGCTGTGGTGTCCGCGGGGCGCGGCCCGACCAGCGAATACGCGGGAGTCATCAACTTCGGTTCCCCGGCCCGGGGGATTCCCGCCCAGCATTTCATGCAACGCGCTGATGCTGACATCTCGCCCCGGGTCGTGCCGATGCTGACCGCCGACATCGACCGGCTCATCCGCGACAAAGGACTGACATGATCGAATACCAGCCCCGCTCCGAACTCACCCAGGAAGAGGCCATCCAGTCGATCAGCCGGCGGGAACTGCGCACCGTCAAAGAGAAATTCGGGATCTCCCTGGTGCAGGACTTCGCCGACGAAACCAAACTGGAGGCGTGTCTGTGGGCGCTGGTCTGGCTGTTCGAACGCCGCGCCGACCCGGACTTCAGCGATGACCAGCTGGATGATTTCACGCTCGGCGACGTCATGCACTATTTCACCGAGCGCCCGTTCGATGGGGACGCGACCGGGGCGGGAAAAGAGCCCGGGCTGAGGCCGGTGACCTCGCTGAGTGGTGCGTAGTCACCGGCTTCAGCCCTGCCATTTACGACGATCTATCCATGATCGAGGCCGACGCCTTCTACAAGACCGCTGTCCGGGTCAAAGGTTTGAGAGTGAAATAGAGGGGGCAGGGGCATGGCCGGACCCATCACCATCTCGATTCTCGCGAACGCCCGGCCCGCCGTCCAAGGAATGCAGCAGGTTTCCGAATCCGCAACGGGGATGGGGAAGAAACTCGGCGGGGTCGGGCGGGGCATCGCCGCCGGGTTCGCGACCATGGGCACCGCCATCGCCGCGGCCGGCCTCGTTGAAGGATTCAAGAAGATCATCGACGAATCGGCATCGCTGACGGCAGCGATCGGCACCACCAAATCGATTTTCCGGGACGCGTCCGGCGACATGCTCAAATGGTCGGAAACAGCCGCGACCACCCTCGGCCTGTCGCAGTCAGAGGCACTCAACGCCACTAAGGTTTTCGGTGGGTTCTTTACCGGCGTCGGGATCGGCAGCCAAAAGGCTGCCGACATGTCAAAGAACTGGACGACGATGGCCGCGAACATGGCGGCATTCGGCGACATCCCCGTAGCCGATTCCCTGGAGGCCGTCAAGAGCGCACTGATCGGCGAATACGATCCGATTCAGAGACTGATTCCTACGCTGTCCGCGGCATCGCTGCAGCAGAAAGCTATGGAACTGTCCGGGAAAAAGAACGCCAAGGCCCTCACCGATCAGGACAAAGCGGCAGCGCTCAACGCCATCATGATGGACTCGTTGGCCAACAAAGTTGGTGCGGCCGAACGGGAACAGGGCGGCTACGCCGTTCAAATGGACAAGCTCAAGGCACAATTCAACAATGTTGCCGCGGCGATCGGCGGCCCATTCCTGACCGCGCTCACCAAAGGTGGCGCATGGATCAACGACAAGCTGATCCCGGGCGTCAAAGATTTCTGGTCCAACCATGGGCCCGCCATCACCGACTCATTCAAGAAGGCCGGAGGCGCGCTCAAGACTGCGTTCGATGCGTCGCCGGTCAAGACACTGTTCGATCAGTTCACCGGCGCAGAGGGCAAGGTCGGCGGACTCAGCGGAACGTTCGCGAGCATCAAATCCAGCTTTGCGGAACTCGCCAAATCCGATGCGGTCGGCAGCATCATCGAGAACGCCAAAACCGGGCTAGCCTCGCTGATGCCCGCATTCACCGACGCGTTCAACAATTTGATGCCGGTCTTCTCGCAAGTCGGGGAAACGCTGAGCGGCGCATTCTCGAAAGCGCTGCCGCAAATCCAGGCGATCCTCGGCACGCTCGGCACGATTGTCGGGCAGGCATTCGAGGCTGTCCGCGCTGTCGTGTCCGCGGTCGTCACCGTCATCCTGACGATCTGGCAGAACTTCGGCGCCAACATCCTCGCCTACCTGTCGACTGCTTTCGCGGCTGTCGTTTCCACCCTGCAGGGCGCCTTCAACATCATCAAAGGTGTGTTCGACGTCATCATCGGTGTGCTCACCGGCGACTGGGGCCGTGCGTGGGACGGTGTGAAATCCATCGTATCGGGGGCCGTGCAATTCGTTATCGGCATCTTCACGTTGCTGAAAGCCCAAATCGATGTGCTCGGACAGGCGATGGACGCCATCCTCGCCGCCGTGTGGAACGCGATCAAGGCCGGGGCGATAGCTGCATGGAACGCGATCAAGGCTGCCCTTGTCGCCGCCTGGAACGCCATCAAAGCAGCCATCATGTCCGGCGTCTCCGGGGTATCCGCCTTTGTGGCGTCCGGATGGGAGAGCGTCAAATCCGCAACAACCAACGCCTGGAACGCGGTCAAATCCGCGACATCCAACGCTTGGAATGCGCTGAAAGGCCTCGTCTCCTCGGCGATCAACGGGGTGAAATCCGCCGTCAGTTCCGGCGTCGCGGCTGTCGTCAGCGCCCTAACGTCGGCCTGGAATGCGGCGAAGTCTGCGACAGTCGACGCCTGGAATGCGGTCAAATCCGCCGTGACAACCGGCGTATCAAACGTGATCAGCGTCGTGAAAGGCCTTGGCGGGAAAGTCAAAGGCGCCATCTCCGGCGCCGCGAGCTGGCTCATCAGTGCCGGCCGCGACCTCATCCAAGGCATGATCAACGGTGTCGCCCAGATGGCCGGCGCACTCGCCAACAAAGCTCGCGCAGTAGTCTCCGATGCCGTCAACGCTGCAAAAGGCGCGCTCGGCATCTCCTCACCATCGAAAGTGTTCCTGCGTCTGGGGAGACTGTCCGTCGCCGGGCTGATCGAGGGCCTGGAAACCGGCCGCGACGACATCAAAAAAACCGTCACCAAACTGGTGGATGATGTCGTCGACGCGTTCCCCACCTCGATCAAAAAGACGTTCGCCAAGGGCACCAAAATCTCCGTCATCGACGAATGGAAACGCCAAGAAGCAGCAGCCGGGAAGAAACGCGCCACCACCCGCAACGCCCTGCTGGACCGGATCAAGGCCGACAACGCGAAACTACTCACCCTGGCCAGCCAACGCGACACGGTGGCCGACAAGCTGAGAGCCACCAACGAACACCTGGCCGACCTGCAACAGGCCCGCGCCGGGGTCGTCTCGTCAGTCGCCGGGGTGTTCGAGAACAGTTTCCGGCTGATCAACGACGCTGCGGACGCTGGCACCGCCTCGATTGAGGATGTGCTGGAACGGTCCCGGGCCGCGGTAGCCCAGGCTGCCGAATTCGCCGCCCAGTTGAAAGGTTTGGCGACACGCGGTGTCGCCCCGGAAGTGTTGCAGGAACTGGCGTTGGCCGGACCGAAAGCAGGCATGGACACCGCTAAAGCACTCATGGCCGGGTCCGCGGAACAGCTCAAAGAACTGAGTGAGAACTACCGGACGATCGCCAAGACCGGGCAGCAGGCGGGCCAGGTCGTTGCGGGGCACATGTACGACACCGGCATCGCGGCAGCGAAAGCGCTGGCCGCCGGGTACGCCAGCCAACAGGCCTACCTGGAGGCGTCGATCCTGCAGATGATCGCCGACCTGAATAAGAAGATCGCCGCTTCCGTGGCGAAGGTGACACCGCGGGTTCCGAAAGTGGAGACCAACAAACCGATCAAGGTCGAGAAGCCGAAGAAAGGTGCCAAGGCGGGGCCGCCGAAAACCGCGGAGTCGGTCACCGTCGTGGTGAACACCGGCGTTGTCATCGACAAACGTGGATTGGTGGACGCCGTTTCCGGTGCCTTCAATGAGGTGTCGACCCAGCTGGGCCGCCCGATTACCATGAATGTCGCGGGAACCTGACATGACCTACGATCCGAAACTCCTGGAATTCTTGCGTGTCGTGCCCGGGTCGGTGATCGGCGCGACCCTGATCGTCGGGAAATCCCGACTCGGTAACGACCTGTCGAGCCTGGAGCCGGTGCCGGGCATGTCGTCGATCGAACTCACCGACGGCTATAACCCTGGCCAGGACAACGAACTCTCCATCGATCCGCTCACCGGTACCGCCAGGTTCGCCGAGCGGATCAATGCTGGCCCCGGCGATCTGGTGGAGGCGTACGCGCGGCAGCATGAGATGTACAGCGGCACCCATTGGGAGTTGCGGTACGCCGGGGCGATCGTGGCGCAAGGCACCGTCGCTCGAGTCGAATCGTCGGTGACCGCGGAAGGCCCGTTCTGGATCAAGAAGACGACCTACCCGCTGGTGGGTGTGGCGTCGACGATGCTCGAGACCACCGCGACCTGGGCCGGCACCCTGCCGGAAGAGGGTGCCCTCACCCGGCTGAAGCGGTTCTTCGCCGTCGACACATCACTGTGCCGGACCATCCACCTGGCCTATCTCGACACGGTCAAGGCGCCGTCGACGGCGCCTGGTGAATCGACCTTGCTCGACCTGGCTCGCCAATTCACTACCCTCACCCACTTCCCGGTCAGGTCCGCGAACACCCATGCGCCGAATCCTGGCCTGACCATCGTTCCGGCGGTGACCTTCCAGGGCACCCCACCACCCCCGCTGATTCTGCCGCCAGCTGCCGAATGGACTGGCGCCGCCGACTTCTACTCGGACGCTCCTAAGCCGTTCTTCTCGACCCCGCCGGAGAAGGTCAAGACCGTCGACGTCGTGCAGGATTTCGACACGTTCATCGGCGGTATCGGCCAACGGGCGTTGGAGGCCGGACGTCTGGGCCCGACATTCCGGCTGGGCCAATCACGGCTGGGCTGGCGCGAGGGGCCAGGCGACACCCTGGACGTGGGTGTCCGGGCACCCGCCGTTGTCGATTTCTTCGGGGACGTCAAAGTGGTGGCGCAGATCAATCATGCATTCACCGGACGCCACTACCGCAGTTCTCTCGACCTGGCCGACCCCGCGAAGGTGGTGTGACGTGCCGCTCAAAAAATTCAGCAACGGGGAAGTGTTCTACCCCGAAGACATGGACGCCCTCGTAGCGGCATCGAATATGCGTTTCGCGAATGCCGCCGCCCGGACGGCGCTCCTCACCGGCAGCCTCGCCCCGACCGCGGGCACCCTGTCAACCACCACCGACGACGGCGCAGCATCCCGCTGGATTGTCCAGAACGGGGCACGCTGGCAACCAGCCGCATCACAGGTCATGTTCTCCTATGCCAGCACCGTCGGGCAGAACGTCCCCGCCAGCTCATCCGGCACCATCACCGGATGGAACACCAACCTCCTCGGCACCCGCAACGTCAACGGATGGTTCAACCCATCGAGCGGCATATTCCAAACCGGTATCGCCGGCTGGTTCGAAGTCACCGGCGGTGTCTCGATGCCCTGGTCCGGTGCCGCTGATAAACAAGTCGGGGTGATGCTGAACACCGGCACACCGAACTTTATCGATTGGACGATGGCGTCGAATCCGTACTACGTCGCCGGACACCCACCCGCCTATCAGATGATCACACCGGTCATTGTCGCGATGCAGCCGACCCACTCTCTGGGGCTGTGGGTGCGTAACGGAACAACATCGAACTTCGCCACCCCGTCAGATGCCGGGTCACCCAATCTGTTCACCGTCCGATACCTAGGCGGTTTCTGATGGCCATCAAAGACTGGGCTGAAGTAGACCCGCTGACACCGGACGCCATGAACGAGTTGGTGTCCAGCGGCTTCATGCGCTTCCCCGACACCGCCGCCCGTGATGCCTTCCTCACCGGCGACCTCGCGCCGGTACCCGGCATGACAGTATCCATGCTCGACACCAACCTGACCTTGACGTACCTCGACGTCGGCGGAATCACCGGCTGGTATCCGTCTCCGCAGACACTGTGTTTCGCGGCGTATCAGACGGCCACACAGTCCCTGGCCCTGTCGACGTACGTCACCATCACCGGGTGGACTGTGGTGCACGGCCGTAACCTCAACAACTGGTTCGACCCGGCCACCGGGCGATTCCAGCCGACGTTCCCCGGCCTGTACGAATTCAGCGGCGGTCTCAGCATGGCCGGTGCCGCGGCCACGACAGCAGTGCACCGCGCCGGATTCCGGCTCAACGGCGCCCCCGGCACGGCGATGATCGCCGCATCCGAACACCGGCAGATCACCACCACCAACGTGCCCACAAGCTTCGCTGTCCGCCGGTACACGGCTGCTATGAACGGCACCACCGACGTGATGGAAGTCGTCGCCTACGCCAGCGCAGCAACGACAACAGGCACCGGCAGCCAAGCACCGTCGTTCAGCGCCACCTACCTCGGCCAGTAAAGAGGGCTGTGATGAAACACTGGGCTGACGACGACCTTGTCTATGACACCGACCTGAACGAAATCGTCGCGCAAAGCAACCTGATCTTTGCTACCGCCGCCGCCCGTGATGCCTTCCTCACCGGCGACCTCGCACCGGTACCCGGCATGACGGTGTACCTAGTCACCCCCGACGCGCTCGGCGGTACCCAGAAACGCATCCGGGTGGGTGGCATCGACTACTGGGCGCCGCTCCCCGGTAGCCCTGTCGTCGGGGTGACAACACCGGCGAGCGTCACCACGATGCCCTCCGGCGCGGCAACCCAGATTGTCGCCATGACCACTGTCCGCGCCCGGAACATGAGCACCATGTGGGCCAACAACCGATTCACGCCCACCATCCCCGGCTGGTATCAGCTCGACGCGATCATCTACTACTACAGCGCTGCCGGCGACGGATACCGGGCAGCATGGCTGTCACTCAACGGCGCCAGCACCGCGACGGCGATCCCCGGCAGCTGGTGCCAGATCTATCCAGCGGTAGCCGGGCAAGTCAGCGTGCACACCCGCACCGTCCTGCTGTATTTCGACGGAGTCGATGGCTCCTATGTGACGCTGATGGGGATGCACAACTCGACATCCACCGTGCAGACCGGCGGCACCGCCTGGACCGGATTCAATGTGTTCACCGCCAAATACCTCGGCATGTGAGAGGGGGTTGTGATGGACGACGCTAACGAACTCCTCGACCCCAACAGCATGACGTTCGCTTTCCTCGTGCTGCCGCCGGTGATCGCCGTCATCAACCAGCGCACATGGTCGCGGGAGGTCCGCGGCACGGTCGCCCTAGCGGTGTGCCTCGTGTATTCGGTGCTGATCACCGCGCTGCGGTCGGACGTCGACTGGGCCGAGTGGCGCAACGTCATCTTGCAAGTGATGATCGGCACATTCGGTGCTTACAAGTTGTTCTGGGAGCCGTCGAATATCAGTCACCGGATCGAGGAGGCCACCGACTTCACCCACCCGCCGGAAGAAGCCCGGCCCGTACCGGCACCGCCAGCCACACCGCCGGCCACACCGCCGAGCACCACCCCGAACAACGCTCCGAGTGCACGTCACCGCCAGGACCTCGACGATGAGCCCTGGCCCTGATCAACGGGATGCGTGCCTCACCCATGAGTGGGACTTGCCTCATCTGTCGGTGTCTCACTGCCCCAGGCTCGGCATACTCCCCGTCATGAGTACCTTGACCACGACCACACCTGAGAGCCGTGCACAGCTCGCCTATACCGCCTACGGCAAGGCTGTCGACTACCGCAACAAGGACGGCGATGAGATGCCGCCATGGCTCGAGCTACCGGAGACGATCCAGGCGGCATGGATGTCAGCCGCGGGGGTGATCTGGGACCTGGCGACGACAGGCCACGCCACGATATGAGGGTGAGGGTGAGGATGAGGGTTGCGGCCGGCGAACCCCCGGCCATACATTGAAACCGGTGACAGGGGCGGGACCCGTGGCTGGCTGGCTCTAACCTCGCCCCTGTCACCCTTTCCTCTGTAGCCGACCGGGGGGAAGGACGTCGTTTGGTGTAACGAGAAGCGGGCCGGTTTCCCTACCTGGGGAGCCGGCCCGCTTTTCTGTGTCTGCGATTCAGCGCCGCCACTTGCAGGGACCGGATACCTCGATCAGCACTGCACTAGCCGGGACCTTCACGGTGCCGCTCTTAGCGTTCATCAGGATCGAGTTGGCCACCGTCACCCCAGCCATGTCGACCGCCCGTAGCGCGCACACCCTGCTGGCAGGACGACCCGACGTCTTATAGGTGCCCGGCTGTGCCACCGGCACGTAGGACGGCAGAGCGAGGTTCCGGGCGGCTGGCGTGGCATACACGCCTGAGCTCAGCGTCCGGGCGGTAGCAGCCTGTGCCGGGGCAGGGTCGGTGAATACGCCCGACAGGGAAGCCAGGACAAGCCCGGCACCGATGACTTTACGCATGAGGAAACCTCGTTGATCAGCAGGTGAGTGGGTGGGGCGTCCGCTCAATCGGATGGCCGCGGGCAGAGATGAGAGAACGCGGCTGTGACGTTGGACGAAGAGACGGGCCCGGGGCCCCCTAGTACAAGGGAATCCCCGGGCCCGCTTTTCTGTGTCTACGGGCCACCCATCAGCGGGCCCTGCGTCTGCACTGCGATGACCCCGGCACGCAGTAATGGTGCTAAGTGTTCTTTCTGCGCCGCGGTCAACGGCGGAAACGTCGCGACGACTTGGCGCACGTATTCATCGATATCTGCGCCTGCTGGCTGGGCCTGTGCCTCTGTATCTCCTGTGTCCATGTAACGTCACCTGACAAGACCTCCGTAATGGCCATCTTTTCGTCACCGTAACAGGACCCGGCCGCAAGAGCGGGGAAGATATAGCGATGCCGTTGCCGAAAAGGCAACGGCATCGTCGGTGGGATCGATTAATTTGAGCGTCTACTTACGTGCGCCTCGCGTGGCGACCCACTCGATCCGGATGGATGCTGGGTCGAACGGGACCCGACCCCTACTGGGCATAGGCAAAATCGTGACCGTAATCAAGGTCCGTACAATCTGCCGCTGCATGCCAAGCGAAAGTTCATCCCACACGGCGCGCACATCATCGATTCCGATCAGTGACGCCCATGGAGATCGGTCGGTATGCGAGGCAAGCACTCCCTGAATCTCTTCCATGCGATGAGTTATCCGAGCGGTACCCGCCAGCATCGCCTCACGATCAATCAGCCCATCTGCATAATCGGTGGCAAACGACTTCTTGCGCTCCCGCAGAACCGTCAACTGTGAGCGGAGTTCGCCTAGATTGACATCGGCGGGCATTGGGCTATCGAATAGATCGGCAGCATCCGGACGGGACAATATGTGCACGACGGTCTTAATCACATATTCGTCGACGATAGCGACACGCCGAACGGTGTGTTTGCCCCCGTCGCCGGACCCGGTGTTACGGCATCGATATGCAGGTGGCCTCTTGGTTCCCTGAAGAACTTCCACTGCTGTTCCGCAGACACAGAGGTAGATACCCGAGCCAAGCCACCGGTTCGCTGGCCCCGGTTTCATCGCCCGGTTCGGATCAGTGAGTTTTGCGACGACTGCCCGCCATGTGTCCTCCGGAACGATCGGTTCCCATGGTGCCCGCCCCACCTCATTCTCACGCGTGTAATACCGCTTCGTTGTGCCCTCACGTCTCCGATCGGCTTCCGGCCGATATACCAAAATGCCAGCGTTACGCGGTCGCATGAGGATGTCTCTCAGCGCTTCAGCCGTCCACCGGGTGCCCTTTACTGTCGGGATCTGCCTCCGCCGAAGGTCAGCTGCGATCTGGCGCAACGGCACATCGGCTGTTACCTGTTCACATGCTTTGACGATCTCCGCTGCCTCAACCGGATCGATGGTTACACCATCGGCGAGAAACCCGAATGGCCGTATCCCGCCGCCCCACTCACCAGCTGTCGCCTTACGTTCCCGGGCAGCAGCTACCCGCCGCGCAGTGTCACGGCTGGACTTGTTCGCCATCGAAACCATGATCCTGGCCATCGTGATCTCTGAATCTGTGCCGCCTGCCGTGAACCGCAGCGATCCGGATAGGGAATCGGCGCTGCACTTGTGTCGCTCTACCACGTCGATGAGGTCTTCAAGGTCGCGTGGGTCGCGCATCGCCCGATCGAGGTCTTCAGTGAGCAATGCCTGTGCGCGGCCAGCCTTCAAGTCCTCCAAGACCGCCTGGAAGCCCGGCCGCCATACGCGCATCGCGTATGTGCCGTCAGGTTGAAGCACACGGCGGCGCTTGAATGCCGATGCGCTCTTGGACGATCCCCGGGTCACATCGTTCTCGACCTCCACCCGGAGCACGGTCCAGCCTCGGCGGTCCGCGTGCTCACGCAACTTCGCCTCCCGGTCGGCAAAGCTGGTCGTCTCGTTGCGAGCATCGGATAGCCGGAGGTACAGAACTACCAGCATTACATCGATCTTGGTTACTGCTGTGGGGGATGTGCTGTTCACGTCCATGATCGTAATCTGAGAAAGGTTCTAAAATCCTGTGTTCGTCTGGACCAACATGGGATATCCATCTCCACCATCACTGGGCATTTCGTACATGGCTACCCATGATGACCCGTCTCCCTCGGTGTGAGTTGCGCCACATCACCAATGAGGCCGTCTCAGACCGACTCTCCGATCTACGGATCGCAGTCGCGCCAGCAGATCTAACGTCAGTAGCGGCCCCCCGGACTAGCGCACAGCACGGGGGAGACCATGCACACCGACAGCACCGACGACGTCGAGATCGACGGCGCGGACCTGGCCGCCGAGCTCGACAGCCCCGACCCCGATCTACCCGACGATGACGACGATGACGACGACCCGGACCTCTATGAGGGCCCCGTCCGCGGCGGACCCTGGAACGGTCGCCAAGCACAATCCCGCTTCCCTAGCGGCTTCCTTTTGATCGACCGGCCGGCCCGCCAGTGCTGGATCTATGACCGCGGCACCGATGGCGTGTTCACCGCCCGCTCGGAAACGCCGCTGGCCCTCGATGACGCCAAGCGGTGGCAGGCCGCCAGCGAAGAGGATTACGACATCCTGGTGCCGGACGCGGAAATGGGCCAGTCATGAGCGGCACCATTGCGCACCCGGAAATGAAGGAGTTCGCCGAAGGATTCGAGAAGATTTTCAAGTCGGCGGTATTCTCCGGTTGCGTTGGCGACGCACTCCACGCCCGCAGGGGCGGGTACCACATTGGACGGATGTTTCAACCTGACGATAACTACTCGGTGGTGCGCCCGGAAGACCGCAGCGGGCAAGGCCCAGCTAACGGTTCCTCCGCCGTTGACATGACAATGTCCGGCAGTGATATGAAGCTCGCGACGGCGCGTCTCGCTGCCGCATTCCGGGATACGAAAGATCCACGCAGAAAATACCTCAATGCATTTAATGGGTGGGAGGGTGGCCCCGCCGCAGTCCGATATGACATCTACGCCGGCCGCACCAAACGCGCGTCGCCGGATCATAAATGGCACGTTCACGTCGAACAGAGACGACGGTATATCACCGATCGGACCGCGAACGAGGCGATTTGGTCCATTCTCCGCGGCGAGTCGGTGGCGCAATGGTTGAAGAGTCGCGGTATCCGGGTGCTACCGAAACCCACACCCGCACCGAACCGTAAACCCGCCGCCGTGCCGGTCGCTGCCGCGATGAAAGCGCCGCCGTACCCGGGCCGGGAACTGGCCCGCAACGACCGCACCAAAACGCCGGATCCGGCGGTCCGGCAATGGCAACAGCGGATGCGCGAACGCGGCTGGACCTCGATCGGGAAAGCCGACGGGCTGCCGGGGCCCGCGTTTGAGCGGGTGGTCAAGGCGTGGCAGAAACAGATCGGGCTGAAGGTTGACGGGAAGGTGGGGCCGAAGACCTGGCCGACACCCTGGACCCGGCCCCTCGCCGGATAGGGATGGCGCGTGCGGGCCGGCAGGTCCAGGTTCCCAGCCATCGAGGACGCTCCGGCCCGCACGCATCCAGGGACGCTAGACACCCCATCGGGTCGCCTGTCAGCACTACCCGGCCAGGTCACCCGTTCGGATGAAAAGGCGGGGCCAGGTTTGACATGAACGCCCCTCACGATCGTCGCGGCGTGCCTATGTTGCTCGGCATAAACCCCTGCCACAACGAGGATTCCGCATGAACATCTTTATCACCGCGGTCCGGCGCCTCTGGCGTAACACCTTGGCGTTCTATCGCGCCCCTGTCACAGGCCGCTCACACACCCCACCCACACAATCCGCCGGTAACCCTGGGGCATCTATTTTCGGGCCCGACAAGCAATGCATCCATCCGGCATTACAGCCCCGCCGCCGGCGCACCCGCACCCGGGGTGCCGCATGAGCATCATCCGCCGAAACTGCGGCACGGGCCACACGTATCTTCTCGACGGCGAGAAAACCAAAGGCGTCACCACGCTGATCCGACTCGGCTATCCGGCTCCAGGGTTGATCGGATGGACCGGCAAAGTGGTAGCCGAGTGGGTCGCCGACGCCGACGATGCCGACCTGGCCGCACTGCGTGTGCTCGGCCGCGACCCGATGATCGCCGCCCTGAAAGCCCTCCCGTACGCCGACCGCAACACCAAGGCCACCCGCGGGCAGACGGTGCACAAACTCGCCGAGCGGCTGTGCCGGGGCGAGAAACTCGAATACGGCGTCGACATCGATGAGGACCTGGAAGGCCACGTCGAATCCGTGCTCGCCTTCCTGGACCAATGGAACCCGACCCCGGTGCTCACCGAAACCGTCATCGCCAACAGATGGGTGCCGTACGCCGGAACCCTCGACATGGTCGCTGACATCCCCGGCCACGGGCGTGTCCTGCTGGATTACAAGACGGGTGAGTCCGGGGTGTGGCCGGAGACAGCATTGCAGCTTGCCGCATACCGCTATGCCGATGTCTATATCGGTGACGACGGTACCGAGATGCCGATGCTGGAAGTCGGGATCGAGCACACGTGGGTTGTCAAAGTCGCGGCCGACGGGTACGACGTCGTCCCGATCGACACCGGCCCCGACCGAGAGACGTCCCACGCATTCCGCACGTTTCGCGGTGCGGCATATACCGCCCGGCACGTCGACCGGATACCGGAACTCATCGGCGCACCCCTGCCCAACCCGGCACCGGTGACCGCATGACCACCGACCTCGAGCGGCGCACCGACCCGGCCAGCATGGCACCCACCCTGGACCGGGGATGGGCCGACGGGCTCCTCGCCTGGGCGGCTGCGGCGCAGCAGGCACACGAGATCGCCACCGTCCTGTGCGAGACATCATTTGTTCCGAAAACGATGCGCCACCAGCCGGGAGAAGTCACCGGGGCGATCCTCACCGGCATGGAACTCGGTGTACCGATCATGTGGGCACTCGGCAACATCGACATCATCGACGGCTCACCCGCGATCCGGGCGAAAGGCATGCGCGCTCTCGCGCTCCGCCAGGGCCACGAAATGTGGACCGAAGAATCCAACTCCAGTCGGGCGATCGTCTGCGGCCGGCGGAAAGGATCCGCCCGGATCGAACGCTCGACCTGGACCATGGACCGCGCCAAGCGGGCTGGATTGGCCGGTAAGAAAACGTGGGTCGCCTACCCGGTCGACATGCTGCTGAATCGTGCTACCGCGGAGGTGGTGCGGCTGATCGCCCCGGACGTGCTGATCGGCGTATCCCATACCGTCGACGAACTCGGCGGCGAAGAAACCCCCGCCGGGCTCGCCGCCGAAGAGCGGGAAGACGCCCCGGCCCCGGCGAAACGGCGGACCGCGCAGCGACGCCCACCCGCCGACCCGGCCCCCGCCGCCCCGCCACCTGACCTGCCCGAACCACCGGCGGACCCGGCACCAGCATCCGCGGCCGACCCGGCACCCGACACCCCGCCGTCCGACACCCCGCCGACGGAGGCTGACGCCGTCGCCACCATGGAAGCCGCCGGATTCGAAGTC